AGCCACCGGACGCTCCTACGTTCGATTGGTCAGAGATGGCGTCGGTGTTTCAGCACTGGCGCCGTCTCGCATTATACCAGATCAGTCCGCACCATCAACATATGGAGGTGCTGGCGATGGGCTTAATTCTGGTTTTGGTTCTGATTTTGCTCATCGCAGGCGGTGGCGGCGGCTACTACCTCCACGGCGCCTACGGCCCAGGCTGGGGCTACGGCGGCGGCCTCGGCCTCGTGCTGATCATCGTGGTCCTGTTCCTCGTGTTCCGCGGCGGCGTGTGGTGAATGCTTGACGCCGCTGCAACCCTGACGCTAGATGCCCACAACCGCGACAGCGACGCCGCGTGCGGTAGCCGTTGGGCCGTCGCACAAACACATCCCCAGGCCGAGCGATGGGCACTCGCCAACCTCACACGGCAGGGCTTCACAGCCTACCTGCCAATGACCACAGCGCTCCGCCGCGACCGCGCAACACCCACACTCCGCCATCGCGTTACCGTCCCGCTCTGGGCCGGCTACCTGTTCGTCCAGCCAGGCACCCACTGGGCACCCATCTGCTCCACCCACGGCGTCTCACGCCTGCTCATGGCAGGGCCAAAACCCCACATGCTCGCTAATGCCCTTGTCGAGGCCGTACGTGGCGCCGAGGCCATCGCCGCTAGTGGGATACTCGCCGACGTTCAATGGGCGCCTGGCACGCCCTGCAGTCTCGCCACAGGCCCGTTCCGCAGCCACCCAGGCGTCGTCGTCTCAGTGACACAGCGAACCGCCCACGTCGCACTCATGTTGTTCGGTTGTATTAGGGACGTGAGCGTCGATGTGGAATGTCTCATGGCTCGAGAATGAACCGGAAAGTGTGGTGATTTGTGGCTCGGTCTGGGACAAGCGGGCAGGGTCGCCCAAAAGGTGTGCCAAACAAGGATACCGCCGACCTTCGAGGCATGGTTCTGCGGGCTCTCGATATCGCCGGCGGCTGTGACTACCTCGCCGCACGCGCCATTGATACGCCAGCCGCGTTCCTCACACTCGTTGGCAAGGTGCTGCCCACGCAGCTAGTCGGCGATCCCGATCACCCGATAACCTACGTGCTGCGCGCACCGTCACCCGTCGAAAGCGCTGATGAATGGCTGCGATTGCACGCACCGTCCGACAGCAGAACGGATGCAAAGCCGGTCATCGAGCATGAGCCAGTGAAGGATGGTATCGAATGAAACTACCGCACGCGCCAGTCAGTCGGCGGCGGTTGTTTCAGATGATACGATGATAGTTTCAACAGCCACGACGCAATGCGCGGCGGTATCTCAATCTCCCCACGTTCCCATGCTAGCGGCAGGTTGGTGTCGCACTTGATGTGCCGGACCAGCTCTCGCTTTGACCAGCCCAGCACATCGAGTGCCGCGGTGAACTCAGCAGGTGTCATGGTTCTAGTTTTGTGACGCGGGTCTCAATGTCCGTAATGCGTTGTAGCAGTGGCTTCTCGATCGCGCCGAGCACCGTTGCCGGCAAAGCTGTCACCAGGTCTCGCGTTACGCTGTGCTCGCTGCGTAGGTTGCGCACATCGGCTCGCACATCTACCAGCCGCAACAGCACGTCGTTGATGCGGGCCATCAGGCGACCTTCCATCGCTTCCAGATGTCGCTTCATCTCCTCGTCCATCACTCAATCTCCTCGGTTACGGTGACATCCTCAAGCAGCGCGGTGCTGTCATACGGCTCGGTCTTGGCATCGCAGCACGGGCAATATGCCGGCGCTACAACCATCGCCTCGTCGCTCCATTCGTTCGGGCAGGCGTCGCACAAGTAGTGATTTTTAAAGATACGAAACTGCTTCACTGTCCAATCTCCTGTTTTCTAGCAAATGATCCGTGTAACTCTTGTTCAGCTTTCCGCCGCGCTTCCGCTGCCTCTTCGAGCGTGGCGAAGACACCGAGGTAATGCTGTTCGTAATGCCGTGTGATGTGTGCCTTGAACCGGCGGCGACCTTCACTAAGCAGACTTACGCCCTTTACTCCTGTCGAGTTCTCGCGTGTCTTGGTGTTGGCTGAGTTGTCCGCTGCTGAGGCGAGCCGCAGGTTGCTAATCCGGTTGTTGTCTGCGTCGCCGTCAACGTGATCGATCTCAGCTGGGTGCATGATGGTCTCTCTGTAGATCAGCAGCCATGCAAGTCGATGTGCCAAGTAAGGGCGGTGAGCGAGAAGGATCATTCGATATCCGTGCGGCTTGACGTTACCTGCGATCTTTCCTGCCCACTTGGCATTCCATAGACGATGCGTCATCGCGTGTTGGAAGTGGCTAGCGGGTCGTTCTTGCCAAAGGAATACGCCGGTCTCTGGATCATAAGCCAAAGCTTCGCGAACATATTCCAATGACGGTAAAGGAAGCGCCTTCACTAGTCTGTCTCCGGTTTCGATAACGACAAAATAGCGTTGCGGAGGCAGAACTGCAAGGAGATTTTGGCGTTGCGATGCAGTTATTTTCTGACGCTAACATCATGCAATATCGTGACGCATCCGCAATCGACCGTATGGAGATGATCCCGCGTGCCTGACGACGCAGATCTCGTAACCGTATGGGAAGCTCAACCCGGCCCGCAGGCGGCGTTCGTCGGCTGCCCGATCTTCGAGATATTCTTCGGCGGGGCCAGGGGCGGTGGCAAGACCGATGCCGTCCTCGGCGAGTGGGCGCTGCACGCCGACGAATACCGCGCCGACGCTATCGGCCTCATGGTTCGGCGTACCCGCATCGAGTTGCTGGAAACATACGAACGCGCGCGGCTGATCTATGCCAAGCTCGGCGCCTCGTTTACCCAAAACCCAATGCGCGTTGTCATGCCGAACGGCGCACGCCTGACGTTCGCCTACCTAGAACGCGACGCCGACGCCGAGCAATACCAGGGTGCGAGCTACACTCGTGTATACATCGAGGAAGCCGGCAATTTCCCGTCTCCCGTGCCGATCATGAAGCTGATGGCGACATTGCGCAGCGGCGCTGGCGTGCCGACCGGCATTCGTCTCACCGGCAATCCTGGCGGGCCTGGTCACCAGTGGGTGCGCGCTCGTTACATCGACCCGGCCCCGATGGGCTGGCGCAGAATACGCAGTGCCGAGGGCCTGGAGCGCATCTACATCCCATCGCGTGTCGGCGATAACCGCTATCTCGGCAGCGACTACGTGCAGCGTCTGCGTTCCTCCGGCAGTCCCGAGCTTGTGCGTGCGTGGCTCGAAGGTGACTGGTCGGTCGTGTCGGGCGCGTTCTTCCCCGAGTTCAGCATGGAGCGGCACGTCATTGCACCACGGGCTATTCCCGAGCACTGGGCGAAGTTTCGCTCGTTCGATTGGGGCAGCGCGCGACCGTTCGCCTGCCACTGGTGGGCGGTGTCGGACGGCAGCGTCAATGACATCGCGCGCGGTGCGCTCGTCTGCTACCGCGAATGGTATGGCATGAAACCAGGCGAGCCCAACGTTGGGTTGCGCCTCACCGCCGAGGCCATCGCAGCTGGCATCAAGCTGCGCGAGGAGGACGACGGGCCGATTATCGGCGTGGCAGATCCGGCGATGTTCGCCGAGGACGGCGGGCCATCGATCGCACAACGCATGATCGTGCAGGGCGTGATATTCCGACCGGCCGACAACAAGCGCGTCGCGGGACGCGGCGCGATGGGTGGCTGGGATCAGGTGCGTGCGCGGCTTGAGGGAGACGCTGACGGCCGTCCGATGTTGCTGCTGTTCAGCACCACCCGCGATCTGATCCGCACCCTGCCGGCGCTGCAGCACGACGATGCGCGGCCGGAGGATGTTGATTGCTGGGTTGCTGGCACTATGGTTGCCACGCCGAGCGGTACCAGGGCGATAGAGACGATCAGCGCCGGCGATCTGGTTGATACGCCGATAGGGCCGCGACCAGTGTTGCGTTCCTATTTGTCAGGAGCGGCAGAGACGGTTCGCGTGGCTCTGTCCGACGGTCGGGTGTTGGAAGGCACGGCGCATCACAAAATCTACGTTGAGGGCCACGGTCTTGTTGCATTAGCGGACCTGGAATGTCATATGATCCTGCAAGAGAGGATCATATGGTCAAGGTGGTTGAATATCGCGGTGTCGTTTATCGCCGCTACGAAGGGCGGCTTTATTACAACGCTGGCGGCGGCGGCACGAGCCTTCATCGACAGGTATGGCTTGATGCTGGACATCTCATACCCGCCGGTTGGCATGTCCACCACATCGACGGCGATCACGACAACAATAGCCTTGCCAATCTCGAATGCCTTCCCGGTAGCGTACACTCCCGACAGCACATCACAGAACGGCTGGCCCCAGGAGGTGATCTTGGATCGAGGCTCGCGGAGTGGCGTAGCTCTAAGCGGGGTCAGCGGACACTCAAGCAGAATGCAGCCAAGATGCTGGCCAACACGCCAGAGCGGCAATGTGCGTGCCCACATTGTGGCCGTGCTTTTACGACGCGACACCCTTCGCAGGCGTTTTGCAGCCTGGAGTGTCAAGCGGCTGTACCGAATGCTGTCTGCGAGATTTGTGGCAATGCGTTCCGCAGCAAGCCACACAGCACCAAGCGGGTGCGGACCTGTTCGTATCATTGCGGTTGGGCGCTCAGACGCAAGAACGCTGGTCTACAACCTGACGGTGGATGATGCGCATTTGTTCTACGCAAACGGCGTATTGTCCAGTAACACAGACATGGAGGACCACGCGCCGGACTCGTGTCGCTACGCCTGCATGAGCCGGCCGTTCGTGCGGGATACGGTGAAGCCGGTCGTCCGTGACAGCTGGGACCAGGCGTTCCAGCGTGCCCGGCAGTCCGAGATCGCAAACTGGAGGATAGCCTAGATGCCGTTTGACGGATTGCCCGAGGGTTTGCTGTCCGACATGGCCAAGCTGCGGATTGCACTCGACGGTGTGCGCCAGCGTTGGGCTGCAGGCACCATCGGCATAGAGAACGCTGACCGCCATTGCGCGCTCGGCTGGCTGCTCGTCGCCACCGAATGGAACCGCGACGAGGCAGTGCGGCTAGCGCTCGATTATGTGTATCCCGTGCTGCCAGAGAAGGTGCGGGAGCGAGGCTCGCGCGCAGGGGAGCCGCGGCTGGGCTTGATTGTGCAATACAACGACAACGGCAGCCGCAAGCGTGTCGAGCAATTGTTCTCCAGCGCAGTGGCGCTGGCTGAATCGCGGGCGGTGCGTTGATTGGCAATGACTATGAAACGCACCTCGTTGACCGGATCTCAGTCAGGGAACTCGCTGCCGCACTAACCCCTCGCGAGCGGCGCATCCTTTGCCGATACTTTCGACACGACGAGACGCTGCGTGAAGCTGGCCAGCGTGAGGGAATAAGCCCGGCGCGCACGGCGCAAATCATAGAGCGTTCGATCCAGCGTATGCGCACAGCGGCAGCCAGGGTGCCGCTACGAGTCGACCCACCGCTACGTGCACGGGCGTTGCCGCCGCCGACAGGCTTCGACAAAGCCGCGTTCCTTCGCCACATGCGGGGACTGGTCGAGCGACGCGATGCGCAGGAGTCCAGAGCACTCACCGCCGAGCGTGAGTTCCTCGATCGCCTGTTGCATGACGAGGCGATACCAAAACCACCGCCCGCATATCCGCTGCCGACGCTACCGCTACCGAAGCCGCTGGGCGGCACGGTTTATTGGCCAGATGAACCGACAGAACAGCACGTCGAGCCGTGGTTCGATCTCTCGCGAACGCCAAGCCTCGGGGATCTGCGTTGTATCGCTCAGTATGCGTTGGGCTACTTCGTTGCGGCGTGTCGGCCAAGCCGTGCCGGACTACAGACCATCGGCAAGACGACCACGCGCGTTGTGTGCCCAAGAACGGCCGACATGGTCGCCGCGGCATTACAGGCGGTGAAGCGCGAAATACCAGCAACCGCCCAGCTATCTGCGTGCCTGCTGGATCTGCCGGAAGAGCTGCTGGCGGTGGTGCTTGGTTGCCCGTTCGTTGCCTTGCGACTGGCGTCGGTCGAGGGCGGCAAGAAAGTATCCATTGAGGTGACGTGGGATGAATGAAACCCTCTCCGGCGCGCGGTTCAGCCGCCTCGTAGGCCACGACCCCGACAAGTGGGCCGCCGCGTTTCTCGGCGCCTACGCGCAGTCCGATGGCGTCCGCACCGACGCCGACCGCCAGGCGTTCGTGGCGGCTTGGTTCAAGGACGCCATGGACGCCGCGGTCAAGGCCGCCGCGCCGCAGGGCCTGCAGGTGGTGTTTCAGAATGCGCCCGCGTGGCCGAGCGAATAGCTGATCACGCATGTCCGGCTGGCTCAGTCGCCTGTTCGACCCCTCGGTGCTGCCGCAGGACTACAGCGCACCGGCCAACCAACTCGGCCCGCTTGCACAGCAGGTCATGCGCAATCCGGTGGGGACGGAGACGACGTCACCCTATGCGTCGCAGTCTGTGGGCGTGCCACAGGGGCCGTTCGACCCGATCGAGGCGATGACGACCAGCGGCCAGCCGATCCTCGGCACCGACATGCACCGGGCGCGCGCTGCGGTGGCGCAGGGCATGCAGGAGGCGCCGGCGATGGTGCTTGGCATGGTGGGCGACGCGCCGGGCGGCAAGGCTCTAT